CATTGTAACTATTGTCCACCCTATAACATACCACATAATTAACCTCCCTCAACTTCACATCCAATACGACTGCCAAGAACCGCACCTAATGGGATTGCCCACCAACGTCCATCTCCTCTTGATATAGCAGCACCTAAACCACCACCCAATACTGCACCAGCAACTTTACCATCAGTACAATCATTATTATCATACTCTATAGTAGTTTTGCGTGTGTATCCACCATTTCTCAAAGAATCCTCATTATATCTACAAGGAACTTCAATTGTTTCATGGAATGATTGAACATAACCAGGACTATCTGCAGTGCCTGGTATATACTCTTCCCTATATTCTGTCTTAAAACAATTTCTACTAGAAGAATAACCTGCTTGATATTCATTAGCATGAGTAGGAACGGAACCTAGAAGTAAAGCAGCAGCAATAACTAGTTTCATCTTTTTTAAAAATTTATGCTTATATTATAACATTAAAAAAGGGGGTTTGACAACCCCCTGTGTAAGTTATTGAACTGGACTACTTATAGAAAGTCCTTTCTTGCATGATGTTCTGGAACTATTTTGTTCAACTCCACGGTGAGGAGTCCATCTTCAAACTTGACGGATCCAATCTCCGTATCATCTGTGATCTGCCAAACTCGTTCAAAACTTCGTTGGGCCAATCCTTGATGGACAAACGTTCCATCAACTTCCGATTCCTCTTTTCTGCCCTCAACATATAATTTTCCAAACTCCGTATAGACTTTGAGCTCATCTTTCTTGAAGCCCGCCAATGCGATTTCGAGTTTTGATTCATGATTATTTAATTGTACCAAATTATATGGTGGATAGTTTGATTGTGGGAAATCAGAATTAAAAAACCTGTCTAGGTAATCATCCATCCCTATGCCATTTTGTTTTATCACCTTCATTAATTCTGGAAGGTTGGCACTATGATATCTTGCTAGTGTGTTCATGGTTCTCCTTAATAAGCGAGTGTAAATTGTGTACCCTTACGGCGTACAATACTATTTAACCACAAACACTAAAAAAAGGGAATGATGAATCCCCTACTTTATTATTCGGTTTTCTTCAATAATCAAATTCATCAAGTATATCTAATGCATTATTAAGTGCTCTTTGTGCTGCCCATCTTTCCTTATCATCCCATTCAGGATACCACACCTTATCATCAATACCTTTCTTGATATTGAGGAGTCTTGCTTCCATATCAGTTTTTTTAAGTCTTCCGTTCATATATGTCCTATACAAATTATCGGGCCAAGCACAACTTGGATTTTTCTTTATGAGTAATGGGATCTGCATAAGAAAATACCCAACCTTATATAATATATTTAATCACAAAAGACAGTTTAAGTCCACTAAATGTGTCCTTTCTCTAATTTTTCCTTAAGTTCTGCGTTTTCTTGTTTTAATTTTTCGATCTCATTCTTACAAGAAGCAATCAATCGTTCTTGTTGTTCAGTGATTTCTTCTAATTCATACCAAGATCTAATATGATCAAAACCCATCTAACCATCCTTATTGCTGTTGCTCTTCTGGTTTCTTCTTCTTACCTATATTATACTTGGTTTCTAAAATCCATTCACCCTTCTCTTTATATGCTAACACTTTAATCTGATTTAGTGGAGCAATATCAGTAATCTTATCTGCATTAAGAACAGTTATCAATCCCCAATCACAAAGCAATTGAATAATTCTGTTACGACGTTGAACATCATTCACAGTAAGATTTGCATGTTTACCATCAAGGGCAAATAATTCCTTAAAATGAACAATAAAATATCTTCCTTGCTTATGTAAGATATGACATGATTGATATATCTTCTTCTCTTTTCTGGATGCTACTCCAATTCTTGTGAGAGTTTCTCTTACTTTTAAGAAATCATCAGGTTCACCTAATGTAATTTCAATCATTTGGTCAGCAGACCACTTAACCTCGGGCTCGGCAATCATTGTTTTCCTCCAGTTTCAAATTTAGATTTTATAAAATTAAGTTGTTGTTTGGTTAGGATTCTTAGAGCCTGTTTTGCCTTTTCGTTACTATACCCATAATAACGTTTCACCAAGTCAAGATCTTTAATCTCATCTTTGCGGAGCCAAGGAGAGAACCTCTTTCGCTTCCTCACACTATTTAGATAAAACGAATATTGCATATCACTATCAAGATGAGCACTGAGATTCATCTCATTTGCAAACATAATACTATCCAGATGTCCTGACATACAACGGTTAATAATGTATGCAGGATACTTTGCATCTGGATCTTCTTCATAAAGATTCTTTTTATTTTGGTTGATTGAATTCAACCAGTCTTTCAATTCAGTCATGATTTAGGTAGTTGGCGATTAAAGTTCCAGTAATCAAATTTTTGCCAGAGATAATATATTCCTATTAAAGATCTCTTGACAAACTCTTCAAGGAGTATTAATGATAGTATTATAACATATTCCATTTCTTTAGTATCCAAGAACTACTATTCTTTTTATCTGTACCACCAACACCAAACTTAAACTCTACTCTATTATCATTCCTGTATCTCTCATATTCAGGAGTATTCACACTACCCCTATCACCACCATTACAGAATAGTACATTATCATACACTTCTAATGCAGTACCAATAGCATCACAGGCACTATCATCCTTATCAATAAACTCAATGGCAATGTCTACACATTTAAGTTCCTTAATGATACTCATCCTTTCATCAATTGTCATGAAAGGTTTTCCCTTCTTTCTTGTCAACCATTCATCGGAATTTACACCCACACATAATGGGTTTCCTAATTCCTTTGCTGCTTTAAAATAAGCAATGTGTCCACTGTGTAATGGATCAAATCCACCAGTAACTATTGTAACTGTAGTCATCGTATAATTTGAATGTGGTCGTCTTCTGTCCAGAGTTCGACTTTATCTCTGAACCTATTTTCTTTCTTTAATTTATCATACCTCTTACCTGCTTTTTTCTTCCACCACTTAATGATATTCTCAAGATAAAACTTATCCCAATTCTGACCTGGACATAATTGATAATGCTTTCCACTAATAACTTCCCTTACATTAGAATAACCATAATCAGAAATATAAAATCTTTTCTTTTGAGTTAATCCAAATGCCGTAGTAATAACGTCATTAAATTGCTTAAGTTTATTCGCATCTTCTAAAGAATTTCTTATGAGAGATATCATCTTTGTTTGTCTCTTCATCTTCTTAGATGAAGCAGTATTCTCTGTTAATGGTTTATTATTATTCAATATAGTAAATCTATTATGAAGACGATGAAAAGCATCATCATGAAGCAAAGGTAGAAACTTACTTTCAGTTAAACCCTTATATCTGAAAAAAGGTTTTAATCCATCATATTGAGATGCAGATGTTGAAGATCCATAAAGAGAAGTAGTTTCAAATAAAGCAATATCTTTTTCAAATACTTTATTAAGTGTCTCTCTTGCAAAGTGAGATACACACATCAATGCAAGTAATTTACCACCAAGATAGTTGTAACCGAAAGGTTGAGATGGTACAATCACAAATCCCATAGCAGCATGACGGTTGAAAACCGAAAGATTGGGTGGTTTACCCAACCATAAATTTCTTGGTTTTGAATTGATAGTCGGTGAACCGAACCGTATAAACCCTATAGTCTTACCAGTATTCTTTTCAAACACCATCCAACGCAATTCTCTACCAGGAATATTACTCTCATTATTGTGAGATGATACTGCTGATAGTAGATTATTATAATGCTCTTGTGGAAGTGAATTCTGAAATCTTTTACCAATAAATTTTATATCAAACTCCATATCCTCTGGATGAATATCTTCATTAAGAAAATAGTCTTGCAGAGGAGTGATTTGATTTGATTGGACAACTACTTCTTTTTTTACATACCGAAGGTAATCTTCAATAGATGTGAAATTTTCAAAGTAATTAATGAATTCATCAGCAGCCCAAAGAGCATCCTGATTTGGTATACTGTCAATTACTTTCATCTACCTAAAACTACACTCTACCATTATTTCCGTAAGTGCTGCGAGTAAGTTGATTTCTTGATCTGCGACAAAAGCAGCTTGGTATTGATACTTAGATACAATAAGAACGCAAGCAGCGATACTGGGACCATCCAGTACTTCGTAAAGAGCATCATAAACACGCCTAAGAAGTACAGTAGAATCATTGTCCAGATTACTGTTGACCCACTTACGTACTTCAGGAA